GGAGAAGGGCGGCAATGATGACCGACTAACAAGAAACCCCCCACCCCCGAAGGGGTGAGGGGCTCGTTGCCCGAAGACCGGGCGAGCGACTAGCGGAACACCTCGACATAGGAGCACGGCGCGCAGCCGTCGCAGTCCTCGTTGCCGAGGCGAACCTGCCCAGCGTGGAGCATCTGGTCGCAGGTGTAGCCCTCATGGACGACATCACACATACGCAGCAGCCCCTTCTTGGTGAAGGACGACAGCGGCAGCGATACCGCGACAAGACCGAGCCAACGATCCAAACCGAGATGGTCGGCGTACGCCTCAGCGAAGCCGTAGCAGATGGTCGCTGCCTGTGGCTCGACATTGACCCCATCGGCGGCAACAACGATGCGCTCGTACAGGTAGCGGAGCCCCTGCTCGTTGAGTTCGGTGATGGTTGCCCCCGTGCCGGTGTGCGTCCACTTCGTCGTGGTCATGTCGGCGGCGAGGCTCTCGGTCTCTCCTGCCTTCCAGTTCTCAGCCATTTGTGAACTCCTCTCTGTGCTGCTCGGTCATCTGCCGAACTACCCAGAGTGTACCGGCACACAGGCAACGCCGCAAGCACCCATCGCACCAGACGCAACGCTGCCCATACATCGACAGGACGCACGGGTGCGTAGTTCCGGTGGGTCAAAGGGGTAAAGGGGTAAGGGGAGTAATGAGTAATGAATGATGAACTGATGAATGATGACTGCGCAGCTACACGGGTGATGACCGTTCATCGACAGACGACGACTACGCGTGGTTGCCCAATGCCGGTGCTGGCCAGTTAGGGCAAGGGGTCAAGGGGTAGAAGGGGTAAGGGGTGAAGGGGTGAACCCGACTGATGACTGACCTGATGAATGAGGGCTGAAAAAGAAGCTCCGCGCTCATTGCCCGTTCATCGACAGGGAACAGATGACCGCAGCCGGAGCGGAACCGATGGGGTAGAAGGGGGATAGGGGAAGGGGGAAGGGGAAGGGGAGAGAATGATGAGTGAATGACGAATGATGACCGCTCATCGACATAGAGCCGCGAAGGTTGCCCACTACCGGAGCCGAGCGATAGGGCCAACACAGGGCAACAAAAAACCCGCCCCCCGAAGGGAGCGGGTTTCTGTTGCCCGATACTCGACGAAGGCTAGCCCGTGATGATGGCTCCCTTCCTGCGGTTCTCAATGCCCAGAGCCCACGCCAGATCGCCGTAGCGAGTCCGAGCGTCAGCGAGCATCTGCATGTCCTCTGGACGCTGCGCCCAGAGCGCAACGATGGTGCGGCGTGCCGACTCGGTGAGGTCTCCGAAATCCTCTTCGTCGTAGCCCGTCGAGTAGTGGGCAGCGTCGTCTACCAACTCGCGGAACTCGGCAGGGTTCATCGCCAAGACGACCCAGCCTTCGTTAGTGCCGTTCGTTGACCGAATCTCAACAGAGACGGAGTCAAGGTCGCGGCTCGTGTGGTCATCCCAGAAGCGACCCGACACCACGAGCACCTTCGCAGCCGAGCCGAGCGTGCGGCGAGCCGCTGCCCCTGCCCGGTGCTCCTCATCAGTGATGGAGAGCAGGACGGCGCGGACGATTGCCTGCACCTCGACCAGACGCTTCTGGTTGCTCTCGTTGCTGAACGGGTTTCCGTCCATTGTGAACCCCTTTCGTTGGAGCGGGTCTGTGCCGACAACCCCAACACCGAGAGAGTACATCGACACACGGGCAGCGTCAAGCCCCACTACCGAACCAACCCGACCAGTTGCCCGATACCGGAGAAGGCCGCAGTCGTGGGGTGTAGGGGTGTGGGGTATGGGGTAAGGGGATGAACTAATGAATGAATAATGAATGAACAAATGAAAACCCCCCACCCGTTAGGGTGAGGGGTTCTCGGAGCTGCGACGACGGACTAGCAGCCGTGAGCCATCGTCGGCACCTGCTCCTCGCCAGCAATCATCCACGACACCAGCCGCGTCAGATTGACGGTGCGGTGGGCATGGAAGGCGGCGCGGTTCTGGCACGCCGAGCCTTCCTTGCCAGCGTAGGGGCACGCCGTAGTCCAGCCGTACTCGGTCGGAGCCGAGATGACCAAGTCCACGACAGGCTCGCCCTTCTTGGTCAGATACACACCCTCAGGGTGGATGTCGCGGTTTACCTGCCCAGCGACGCGGAAGGTGAACACCTCGCCCTTCGGCGTGTTCTCCACGACACCCATCACCTTGACGCGACCGATAGCGCGGTGCGCAGCGGCGCGGCTCGCAGCTGCCCGCTCCCGGCCAGCCTTCACCTTCTCGCTGGTCGGTGCCGACAACGCGGTCATTACCACCACGAGCCCCTTGCTCTTGGCTGCCGCCGCGAGCCCTTCCCCATAGGTCATAGCCATGTGGCTCTCCCTTCGTCGGTTCGGGTCTGTGCCTGCCCCCGACACCAGAAAGATACACCCACCCAGCCACGAACGCAAGTCCAGACCGCGCGAGCTGCCCGCGACCGGTGCCGCCGCTCGCCAGCGAATCGTAGAAGTGTGGGGGTATAGGGGAAGGGGGTATAGGGGTAATGATGAATGAATGATGAATGATGCCCATGACCGGCCAATGATTCTCGGAGCTGCGACGAAAACAACCCCGTAGGAACGACGGAGAGGCGCGAAAGCACGGCAGCCCATACCAGAGCACCCGACAAGTTGGGGGGTAGGGGAAGGGGTAAGGGGTAAGGGGTCATAGGGGTCATAGGGGAATGAATGATGAATGATGACCAGAACCAGCTGATAAACAAACCACCCCCACCCCGAAGGGTGAGGGTGGCAGTTGCCCGATACCGGCCAGAGGCTAGAAGGCGGGAGAGTCCTCTACGGCTGCGACGAAGGCGAACGGCTTCCCGTCTACCTGAACCCACGAACCCGCCACAGCGACCAAGTCCACAGGAGCCAGAAGGTCAGCGACCCAGGCAGGAGCCGCATCGTCGCCGTCGGACTCAGCCCCCCACTCGTCTACCCGCTCAATCTCAATCACGGCGTAGACCGCCTGAATCATTCCGCGCACGATGGGCATCGGGTCATCAAACGAGACGGCCTCGGTGCGGTCAAACGACCAACCCTCACCCAGAGCCTCGTGCTGACCGTTGCCGGCCTCGTGCGACTCACGCGCTACTGCTACCAAGAAACGCCACATAGCGTTCCCCCTCTCTGTGCTACTCAGCGAAGCATTGCCGCCGAGGTCATCAGCGTAGCCGGTAGTGGGCAACAACGCAAGCGGTAGACGCTGCCCGTCGCATGCGAACGCCGACCGACGCCAAGAGTCTGGGGGATAGGGGATAGGGGGGGCGTGGGGTATGGGGTAGTAATGAGGGCTGACTAATGACCGTGTATAGCTATCACCCCCAAGAAGAAGCCCCCACCCCCCACAGAAGGGGTGAGGGCTTCGGTGGCCGGTAGCGGTCAGCGGCTAGTCGTCAAGGCTCTCCCCGAACTGATAGCCGCACGGCTCGCAATAGTCGCCTGACCAGCCAGCCATCGCGTCGCACTTAGGGCAGACTCCCGAAGTCGTCGTCTCGGTACAATCAACCCACGCCGAACGCTCATCGTCAAGCAGGAACTCCCGCGCGTCATCGGCGGTGTCGGCGTTGTACGCCCCCAAGGTCTCCGCCAGACCAATCAACGCGGTTGCGGCTTCCTTACCAGTAGCGTGCCACGAGCGGTGCGTCTCGTTCTCCCAGACCACCTCGACCAGCCAAAGGCTCTTGGTCTCCGTTGCTGCCATCTTGGTTCTCCTCTCTGTGCTACCGGAAGATTCCGGCTACGCCATCTTATAGGGCCGGTCACGGTCAAGTCAAGCCCCCCCCTAGACCGTCTAGTCCAGCCAGCCAGCCAGCCAGCCAGCACTAGTAGTAGTGGGGGGTATGGGGGGTATGGGGTAGTGGGTGTGAATGATGAATGAATGAATAATGAATGAATGATGAGTGAATGAGCGCGCAGCTGCGACGACTCCGGCGGCTAAGTCGAACGGCGCGCCGGTATCAGCCGGAGTGTCTGGGGGTGTGGGGGGGTAGGGGGGAGTGGGGGGATAGGGGTGTGGGGTGAATAATGAACGCCGGTGAAATGTTGCCCGTCAAAAGCTTTTCCAAATGGAGAGGCCGCCACCCCCGAAGGAGCGACGGCCTCAGTACCGGCGGAGCGCAGCCGTCTAGCGGTTCTGCTCCTCGCCGGAATCCAACCACGACACGAGCCGTGAGAGGTTGATAGTCCGGTGCGAGTGGAACGGCCTACGCTTCTCGCAAGCCGACCCCGGAACGCCGGCGTAGTCGCACGCCGTCGTGTACCCATACTCAGTTGGCGCGGAGATGACGACATCAACGCAAGGCTCACCGGCCTTGTTGAGATAGATGCCGCCTTCGTGAACATCGCGGTTGATGGAGCCGGCTACCTTGTAGACGAAGGAGATACGCCCCTTCTCGTCTACCTTCTGCTCACCGGTCGTCTTGACGCGACCAATGGCGCGATGCTCGGCCTCACGCGCCGCTGCTGCGGCCTCACGACGAGCGAACTCCTTCGCGGTCGTTGGCGCGCTCCACGCCGTAAACACTCCGAACCGGCCACCGAGCCGGTCGGCTGCGGCCATCGCCGCCTCGTGCGTCATTCCTACCTTGCTCATTTGCTACCCCTTCCTGTGCTGCCGATTCATCAGACCGGCTGAGGCCAGTATACACACCCCACCGGAGAACGCAAGCCCCCCCCACCTAGCCGGTAGGCCACCAGAGCCGGCGTGCCGGCGTAAGAGTCTGGGGGTCTGGGGGTCTGGGGGTATAGGGGCGTAGTGATAAGGCGTAGTAATGACGCGCCTGAAATGTTGCCCGTGTGGAGCTGCGACAAAGAAAGAGGCCACCCCCCGCACAGATGGGGAGTGGCCTCGTAGACGAACCGGAGAGGCCTAGCGGTAGTCGCTCGGCATCACCGGATTGTGGAGCGAGTCAATCCACACCGCACCAATCAGCGGCGTATCCAAGAGCGTAGACTCAACGGCCTCAAAGACCTCGGCACCGATAGCCGAAGTTTCGCCGCCCATAGCGTCTACGAAGTTGGAGAACTCGACCGGACTATCGGCAAAGGTAGCCGCCTGTGCCGGAGTCATAGTCTTCCAGTCGCTACCCTCATAGTACGCCCAGAAGGAGCCGCCGCGCTCGTCGTCAGCCCAACCAATCAGAACCGCAAGAGCGGTTCCGTAGGTTGGCACATAAGCGATGAGGTCGTCGCCGTCGCCGTAGCGCACATAGACGCGGAAGGCCGCGTCAGCCGGAAGCGTCTGGCGGCAAGCCGGACAAGTTCCCTGCGACTGCGTGCCGAGGTACTTCTGTACCCACTTCTGCGCCGTAGTCCTGATGTCGATCATCTTGTTCCTACCTTCCTGTGCCTGTGCCGTTGGCAAGTGCCAACACCAGAAAGGTAGCAGGTCTACTGAGGAAGTCAAGCCCCCCTAGCGAGCCGGTATCCGGCACGGCCGCAGGTATCCGGTAGAGGATGGGGGTGTGGGGGGTCGGGGGTATACAGGGGGAATAATGAATGAATAATGACTAACTGATAACCGGAGCTGCGACAAAGAGAGAGGCCGCCACTCCCGCACAGATGGGAGCGACGGCCTCGTAGAAAACCGGAGCGAGCGACTACAGCGGGAAGCCGCCCTTCTCCAACGCGGTGATGATACGCGCTACCTCGTCAGCCGTAAAGCCGCGCAGTTCCTCATCGTGAACCAGAGCGCAAGTACCAACCAAGCCATCACCGAACAGGTACGCCGGCGCGGACTTGGTAGCAACAGCGAGAACATCAGAGGCGGTCAGGTTCACTTCCGGCTCGGCCTTCAGCAGCCCTTCCTCATCAGCGACGAGCGCAACCGGTACGCCACCAAGAACACCGGAGCCGGCGATCTCAATCATCCGGCAATCAGCCGCAGCGTAGAGGCCAGCCAGCCCCTCACCACGCGCCGTGATGGTGATCTTGCCCGGAGCGATCCTAAGAGCCTGTGAGTCGTTCATCTTGTCCTTCCTTCCTGTGTCTATCGGGAAGCCCCGACTCAGAGAGAATACACGACCCGCCGGAGAAGTCAAGCACCCCCCCCTAGCCTATGGCCGCCCTACCCAGCAGCAGCTCGAAGTGTTGGGGTCTGGGGTGTGGGGTAGAGAGTGCGCGTGAATAATGAATAATAAAAACCCCCAGAGGGATGAGCTCTGGGGGTGTGATACCGGGGGAAGGTTTCCCGGCTTAGATAAAGGGCTCCTCGCCGCTCTCCATCAGGATAAAGCGTGCGACCATCTTGGCCGTGGTTTCGGTGCTGTCGTACTTGCCGAGCACGGGATACCCTGCCGTACAACCGGCGGAGTAGTCGTAGCCGTCATCAGCGCGCTTCCACAGCGTACCGCCAAAGTTCACGCCGTCGGTGCTCATCAAGGCCACCCACGCGTCATCCGTAAGGTCAATACGCAAGTATCCGGCCTCATCCATCTCGTAGGCCTCAGTTCCTTCTAATGCCATTTGTCCTCTCCTCTCCTACTATTGCCGAACGACAACGCGCTCGGTCTGAACTAGTCTAGCACCAAGAACGCAAACACCGCAAGCACTACCAGAGAAGCTACACGCCAAGTAATCTCCTCACGGCGACGGCGATGAACCCAATCCTCGGTGTCGCGCTGATACTGCGACTTCGTGATAAGCGGGTGATAGGTTGGCTTGCGAAAATCTTGTACGCAAGAAGGGTAATCCCGATACGACTTACTCATACTCGCTCTCCTCTAATGGGTATCCGGCGTTCTCCAACACCTCAATCATACACGCACGCACGGCTTCCTTGTAATCACCAAAGGTCGCGCGCTCTCCGGGATAGAACCCCCGGAAGTCTACATCCGGCAGGTCGTCAGGGAGAAGGCCGCACTTGGCCTCAACCTTCCGCGCTACCGCGACATAGAACTTGCTGAACGGAACTTCTAGTACTTCGTTCTCATCCCTACTCATCAGGTACTCCTTCCTACTACGCCGGCAAGTGCCGACTACTGAACACTACACCCACTACTACGCTGTCGTCAAGGCCTCAGTTGGGTCAAAGGATTCAGGGCGTTCGGCTGCCACCCAAGCGTCAAGCTCCACGCGCCACTTCCACGGACGCTCAATGAGGTCAATCACCAACTCGCACCGGTAATCCGACTCGGCAAACTCGGCATAGCCGCCGCGAATCATTGCGCGAGCAAACGCCAACACATCGAGTTCGTCGTAAGGCCAATCAAATCGCCCCATTATCTCGTCCTTCCTGTACGCCAATCTCCTCTAAGGCCGATACCTGAGCGTCAGCAAAGCACTCCGCACAGATACGCGATTCGTACTGCCGGTCGTCCTCTACCTCACTCCCGCACCAAGAACAAGCGTTCCTGCTCACTTCCACACCTTCCTTTACTACTTCCGCACGGAACTTCCGTACGGCTTCTGAACGAGTGTACCCATAGTAGGTCTGGGTCGTCAAGTATCCGCCCACGATTTCGCTGACCACCCACGCCCCAGAGGGGAAGCTCCGGTAGACGCTCATACCTGCTCCTGCCACTCGGCATACTTGGCGACAATCCCTTCGGCGTACCTCTTGGCCTCATCAAGGCCAATAAAGACTTCGCCTTCCTCGTTGTCGTGATAGACGACCTCGAACCACGGATTATTGTGGAAC